TAATTTGTGTGCCATCTGCTTTGGCTGCTCCTGTTAAAAACTGTTTGGTTTGGATTGTAAATGGAAGACCTCGCAGCTCAGCGAGTTTTCGCAGAGCTACATGGAGAGCTGTGCGTTTTCCCGAACGAGGTTGTCCTCTCCAAGAGAGATTCAATGCGTCCATCTAGGCTGCTATAGAAGGTGGGCTTAAGCACCCTACGAAACATTGTAATAGACATGGAGTGGACAATTCCAATTCAAAAACTAGAAGTCAACAAAATTCGTGTAGGACCTCTTCAAAAAAATCTCAAACCCTTAACACCTCTCTCGTATGCGGACGGCCCTATCGTCTTTCAAAACCTCAATCTTTTGTTGCCACCCTTGACGGTTCATGAATATGATTCATCCTCAGGAAAGCTCATACTCAGTTTAACAGATGCTTCTGCTACAGCCTCCAAGCTTCTTGCTCTTCAAGAGTCCTTCTTGTCAGCAGTTTACACGAATCAGAAAGCCTGGTTTTCTGAGAGCAATCGGACAAAGGAACAGATTCAAAGACTCTTTCAATCCTTTGTGGAAAATACATTGCTTCATCTGTATTGCCCACTTCAAGTTCAAGAAAAGCGCCATACCATTTCCATTTGGAAAGAAGGAGAATGGAAACGTCTTGCTTCACCGGGATTGATTCAAAAAGGAGATTCCATTCGGGTCGCTCTGCGACTCCAAGGGATTTCCTATCAATTGGATACTGTCTCAGGACTCTGGACAGGAAGATTCCGTGTCCAGCATAAAATTTCATGTATTTATTCCAGTGTTAAACAGAAAGCTGCTGAAGAACAGCGACACTGACAGCCATGATTCCTAAGAATAAGTTAAAGCTTGACATAAAGACAGTAAACGGTAAAATCATTTGTGTGTTGCTTACCAAATAATAATACATCAGGAAGCCCAAAAAGAAGACCGTTATGATATTGGTAGCCGTTAAAATTCCGATATGTTTTTGAAGTTCATTTCGTGTATCAGAATTTCCAGCTGCCATCCCAATATAGACAACAGAGGCGCCTACAGATATGAGCACTAAGCTTACTAAAACATAAGGCAAATACTCTTGAAACCCACTCATATTCTATATAGGGGAAAGGTTACTTGCTACCCAAATTTGTGCCAGCAGGAAGTAAATTCATTGTGTTTTTACGGTAACTTGTAGTGAGTGCGTTCAAAGGAGCAGTCATAGCTACATCGCTTGTAAACACAATAAACAGCGAAATTTCGACAATTAGAAATACAAGAGGTGAAAAAATATACCGCCAATACCGGACATTGCTAAAACGTTTTGTTGTAGTCTTTGCCATTCTATCTAATGCTAGTGGAGAGATGAGGAAGACTCGTCGGTTTTCGCCGAAGGCAAAAAGCGAATCTGGGAGCCGCTTTACTCGTCGTTTTTTGCCTAAGTTAAAGGCAAAGGGTCAAAAGAGCCGTCGACTAACAAAGCATATCCCTACACCGGGCCCATCGCAGTGCCATCCTCGTGTCGGCGAAACGCGTCCTTCCAATGGTTGCTTGCCTCCTGAAGTGCTTCAAAAAGCAGCCTCTCAGACAGGAGTTCCGCTTGAATCCAATCCAACTCTCCTACGTAGGGCTCTTGAAAAGCACCTGAATGTCAATCCGGAACAAGAGATGTCATTTTTAAATGCGCTACCCTTCCCATCTTCTGAAAAAGAGGAACTAGCCAAAACCTATTTGCGTCCCATTCAACCCACGAAGTGGAAAGACGACCCAGATATGTGGCTCGATAGTTTAAACATTGAATCTGTTATGAAGCAATACGAAGAGGCCTTTGATGAGTTTGAGTTTATGGGTCCCTTCCCGATTGATTTTGCGGCTCCCGACCCTTACAATCGCTCAGGAGAGAAAAAGTGTCTCATCCGGGAAATTTGTGGACTTCGAATGGAACAGGCATTACAACAAGGCACAAAATCAATTGGAATCATCTATAACTTGGACCCCCACTTCAAGGATGGAAGTCATTGGGTCGCGAATTACATAGACATTCCCAATCATAAATGTTATTACTTTGACTCGTATGGATATGAGCCGCCGAAACAGATTGCGATTTTTATGAAATGGCTGACAACCCAAGATCCGAAAATGAAACTTATGTATAATGCCCGACGCTTCCAGCACTTAGGGTCTGAATGTGGTATGTATTCAATGTATTTCATCATTCGTATGCTCGCGGGCGATCAATTCCGTCCTTTCTGTAAACGACAACCCCGCGATTCGGTGATGTTAGACTTTCGAGACTGGATATTTTCTACGTAGGTCTAAAACGGAGGAAAGAATAGGCCTAAGAATAGAATGTCTGACGAGTATATGTTAAGTGGGAAAAGTAGTATGGCTAGTCAAAGACAACAGAATGTGTTTTTGAGTAATCAAAATGAATCTATGTTAGGAAAATTAGTGTATACTGATTTTCAACGTCGTCTCGGATCAGACTTGAATGAAAAACAAAAACAGCGGTTGGCTCGCACTGTCCGCCATTATATGGAAGAAGTCTCTGAAAAGTTACAGAGCTCTCCTCTCCAGGAAAAGAATAGTCAGGTCTTGGCAAATGTTGTTCCCGATTTCCTCTCCTATATCAATCGCTCCGCCTCAGCACCCGCTGTAGATGAGCGCGATGTGGCACGTATGGATGTCGCAAGTCGCTTCAATCAGCTTCAAAATGAGAGGAATGGAGCCAAAGCAACACCTCCTCCCCCACCCAATTTCCGTATCGCACTCCAAGAGGATGGCCCTTCACCCATGAGCCAATTTGAGATTGCGAGAAAGCAACGTGAAGAAGAACTTATGAGAGGTGAACAAATGATGGCAGAAACTGTCCGTGCTGATACTGAATTTAGTGCAGCATCTCGCAGAGCTAATCAACAAGAGCAGAATGTTCTAGTTGAGAGAGAGCGCTCGAAGCTTGCGGCACAGCGTGAGGCACAAAGTGAAATGGCTTCTCGTTTAGTGACCCCGGATCCTCGGCGCATGTTTATGCGTGATGTCTTGGATGGGAACCCAGGAGGCCAAGGCACACCCTTAGAAAGCATCTTGAATAATCAGTCTGGATTGGGTGATGCCAACATGACACTTGCGCTACCCAGTGCTCCGAGACTCAAAGCTCCTCAACAAGCTGATGTATTGATCCGCCAAGAAGATATTTTAGCTTACAGGGAAAATGAATACAACTTACATATCTACAGCGCTGACCGCGATTGGGTGACAAACAAGAGCCAGAATCGTTACAACTTCACTGTGAACTTTGATCCCGCCAACAATGGCCCTGGCTTTACCTTCTCTCCTTCTGCCTCTGTGAAGTTTAAGAATATTACTCGCATTGAACTCGTGAAGACCATTTTACCCATTGAAGGTGTTGATATTATTCAGACTGTAACAAATACAAGTGGTCCAGTTTATGGAACAGCTCTCAATATTAATGTTCTGAGCTTCCCCTACCTCAATATTTATGTGCCTGAGCTTGATACGAATAACTTTGGCACGGACAATTTTTTAAATCAAGCCTTTGCTGCTGTTCAATATGATGCCAATTGGGTGACAGACAATGCTGCTGCTTCAAAAGGTGGGTTCTTAGCAATGATTCCCAAATTTTTGAAGTGCCAGAAGGTCTACAGTCCTACTCCTTTGTCTACCCTTCGCAAGTTGACGATTTCTATCCAGAGACCCGATGGCTGCTTAGTGAGTGACACCCTGGATACATTAGATATTGCGAATATTACATCATCCCGTTGGTTGACAACAGGTGGAGGTCTTACTGTAACAGGAACAGATTATGATGTTGCCGCTGGAACCTATCTCTGGATTAATACGAATACATGGTTCAGTCGCTTCCAAGTCAATCAAGGAGACCGCATCCAATTTAAGAATCTGGCGTTCCCTGCTGCTTACGCAGGGAATGCTGGCGCACGCGATGATTTAATCGCCTTCCTCCAAAGACCCGACGGGCATTTGGTTGTTCAGATTGCTTATGAATCACCGGCAAATACATTTGTGGATGGTGCGAACTCTGTAGGATATGCCAACTATATAATTATCCGTTCCAAGATGGTGGATCCCACGACAGGAAGCACAGCAGTGGATACCTTTGGAAAATTAGCATCAGGTGCCAACAATACATTCTTGGAAACTCTCACCAATGCGGATGGAGCAACAGGTCGCTTGATTAATTTGAGTCATCAAACCACACTGGTTTTCCGTGTGATTACACGCGATTTAGACCCGACAACTCGTCTCAGACCCGATAATGTTGGTTTTGGGTCTACTTCTTAGGAAGATTTAATCCAACTTTCAGATAGAGAATGGATCCTATCACAGGATTAGCAGCATTAGCAGGTATAAGTCTCGCGACGGTCG